ACCTTAATTATATCAGAAAGTGCTTGCCCGCACAATTGGAGGAACGAAGAAATGGAGGAGCTATACTTGCCACCCTTGATCTCAGACGAGATCGCGAAAGTCTATCTCAGATCGATCGTGGATATCGTGAGAGACGAGGTAAAGAAAGAAATGGAAGAAAAACAAATGCCACTCGATCAGAAAGCCTTGATGAAAAAATTCGGCTTCGATCATGGTTATATAAAGAAGCTAGAACGTCGAGGACTTGCATTTCGGAAACAAGGAAAAAAGAAAATGTACGATGTCGCAGACGTTTACGAAATTTTAGAAAAAGAAAAGGAGTATTTAAAATGAATGAAATTATTATTTCTGGGCAAGTTGCCGGGACAGTAGCAATCGGGGGCGTGTGCTTCATTGCTGGGCTTATCGTATCGTGGAAGGACCACAAGAAACGAATGAAGATCGCAAAAACTGAAACGTTAAAAGCGATTGAAGAAGGACTTCCAGAACACAATGCACAAGTCATTGAACAATACGAGGACGAGCTCGCAAGCCGTAGAAAGAATATGAAGCTATACACCGAATCTCCGGAGGTACCGTTCCATGTTTGGTAAGAAAGCCCGAAAGATCGAGCAGCAATCAAAAGCGCTCAATCGCTTGTGGTTTATCAATCTGCAACAGACCGAAATTTTGAAAGCTACACTTGAGCGGGAAGAACGATTGCTTGACGAGCTCGC